AGGCTCACCTTCTCTGCTGTGTCCTTTAGGCCAAGAGATGACTTCACCGTCTTGATCCGTAGCCCAGAAAGATTTATTAGGTGTCTGTGGGTCGATAAAGGTTTTCTTTACCCAGTAATGTCCTGGTCCACCTGGGTTGCTTGTTGCCCTCATGTACAGAGGAAGACCACTTGCTCTCGTAGAACGTAGACGTGAACGCATGTAGTTCCAAGCGTAGTCTGTGGGCCACTGTGTAAGTTCGTCAAAACCAATCCAGTTAAACGCTTGACCTTGGTATCTCATAACGTCATCGTCACGGTCAAGGTAAGACATCCAGAGTGTTGCACCACTAGGGGCTACCCAAGTTTTGTCTCGTTCCATAAACTTAATACCAGGAATGGCTCTAGGGTAAAGTTGTTTAGAGACTGAGATAAGTTCTCTGAGTTCTTCTGTAGACCTACGAACAAGAAGCATTCTTGCGTGTGGGTTATTCAAGTAGCGAACAGGGTCTGCCACCATCGCATAAGACTTACCACCACCAGCTGCACCACCGTATAGGACTTCTTGTTCGGTAGCCGCTAGGAAAGATGTTTGAGGACCAAGGTTTGGCTGAAAGATAATTTCTCTTTGAGCCTTCTCTACATCAATCTCCGCTGGCTTCACTGTCGCTGGGACTGTCTGACCATCCGTCTCCATAGATTCGCTTGGTAGCTCTACCACCAAGTCTGTCTTTTTCAATCTTCTCCGCTTTCCTTGCCGCTTCTTTATATTTTTTGGCATAGTTGCGGTAGTTGGACGAGGCTCGTCTTCGCTTTTCTTCGATCCTGACACGTTTGTCTAACCCTACATGTGAGATATACCTACCTGACTGTTGAGACAACCAACGAGCTACGTCTCTGAGAGAGTACTCTTGTAGGAATAGCTTTGCTTTTTCTAAAAGTTCTAATTCTTCTGGGATGGGTATGAGCAGATCAGGGTCGTCTTCGTCCTGTTTGTAACCGAAAGGTACGTGTCTTCCAACTCGTATGATAGGATACCACTCACCGTTGTCTCCTCTGAGTGGAACCTGCCAGTCTACCTTAGTTGGGTATTCTGCTTTTGAAGCTCGACTAGTCTTGATCTTCGGCATTATCTTTAGATGGTAAAATAAACAGAGGCTCTGCTGACCTTACCTCTACCTTATCTGTTTTAACAAAACCTGCACGATCCAAGATATCCTTAGCAGCCATCATCTTCTCTTTGACACCTAAGTCTGTTGGATCAGCCATAACACTGAACATAGTGTACGCAGCTTTAGTAGAGGACTGAGCAATAAATCTTTTAGTTTGCTCTGCGATCTCGTCTTGGAGGGCTGTTACAACCTCTTTAGTAGATACAGAGTCAGCGTACCCTGCCAGTCTCTTAGCTTGCAGGGGATCGCCTTTTGCTTCATCAAACAGAACCTCTAGGAACTTCTGTTGTTTTTCAGTCAGCTGTCTTGCCATAGATTATTTCTCGTATCTGTGACCGACCAATACCTATGTCGTGCAATTCACGGTCAGTATATTTAGTTAGCATATAGTATGCTGCACGTTTCTGTTGGTTATCTTCGATTGCTTTGTATAGTTTCTTTAACAGTTTTAGCATGTGTGTCTCCTTTGCTGGGTACTATTACCCTCGGAGACTAGTTTTACACATATAGTTATATCATACTATTGTTATTATTGCAACCCCGTTATGCACTACCCTACTGGGATAAAGGTTTCTGTAACAGTACACATGTAGTCTAGCACTGGTGCAGCGTTACCTGTAGCAATACATCTTAGTTCATCGCCAGATTCAAGGACAAGGGTAGCACCTGTAAGTAGAATAGACTCACCAGCAGTTAAGTTCTTACCACCAATAAGGTTAAACTCTTCTGAAGTATCAGCTTTATACCACTTAGCTAATGCAGTGGTGTTACCGTTAGCATTCACACAGAACAGCATAGACACTTCTGAACGACAGTTAGCAGGGCATACATATAGAACCTCTACTTGATCCTCTGTATCACAGATAACACCTTTGCTGATTATACGTGCTGGTTTACCCTGAGATAGTAATGCCATTACTTTTTATCCTTGGAGACGAATGCGTACAGTTCTTCTGCTTTAGCTTTGATCTCATCTGGTGTGTACATCTTAGGGATGTGTCTTTCCCAAGCTTCTAGTGCTTGTTCAGCATTTTCCTTGTACACTTCCATAGCCTTACGTGCTATCTCCATTTGAGAATCATAGGATTTGTCTAGCATATCTTTAGCCATAGCTAGAAGATCTGTACGGATTTGGTATGGGTTACTCATTTGTTTCTCCTGTGTGTGTTAGAGTAATTTACTTTAGGTACTTCTTAAGGCTTAGTTGGTTTTTAACTTTAGCTTCATCACGAGTACGAACCAAAGCGTTTGAGTTGGCACCTACAACCCACTTCATTCCATCACCAGCATCTTGACCAATTTTAGAGGAACTCAAAGCTTTACGACGTGGGTCACTCCAACCTGCCAAAGGATCTGCTTTTGGTGCTGCAGTCTTAGCAGCTGTAGTCTTCTTAGTAGACTGTTCAGGACGTGCCTTAGGACGTAGAGACTTCTCAGGAGCAGCTGTTGGCTTATTAGGTTCTACTTTCTTAACCTTTGGCATCTCACCAGCTTTGTTGTTTGCTTTGACTGGTGGTGTTGGTGCCTTCAAGTCGATCTCTGGTTCTGAAGCCAGTTGAGATGCTAGAGCTATTGTACGTAGTTTAGCTGGGTTTGCTGATTTAGGTTTAGGTGGTACATTAGCACGAACCTTAACCTTATCCTTAGGCATCAGAGGTGGCTTAGTCTTAGCCTTCTGAGTTGGAGATGTACGTGTTGCAGTTGCTGGTACACCAGCCTTCGGCTTAGGAGATGCAACAGAGGTTGTGTCCATCTTTGGCTTAGTTACCGAAGTAGACTGAGGTGCTGCTGGTTTAGCAGGTGTTGTTGTCTTAGGACGTGCTGCTGGTGGCTGAGGACGTGTGTACGTACCTTTAGATGTTTTAGGGTTAGGTACTGTTGGGGCTTTCTTAACCTTAGCATCTTTAGGAAGCTTAGAGGCTGATACTCGCTTACCACCTTGTCTAACTAGGTCATCAAAGACATTCTTAGAGTTAGTGCCTAAGACCTCTTTACCCATTTGGATTAAAAATTTATACATAGTTATTTTCTCGCAGTTCTGTTTGGTTTCGTAGATGCACCACAGTTGACGTAACCGCCTCCACTGTACCCTTGTGCTTTCTTAAAGGCTTTATCAGTTGGAGCGCCTTTGGCCCCTTTACTACGCATAGTCTCACCGCTACCTGCGGCAATACGTTTTCTTTTAGCGTGAATGTTATCCCACAAACCACCCTCAGCCATACCTGTGTACCCTGATGCGTAAGCGGCTTGTGCTTGCTTTTCAGCACCTTTACGTGTTGGATAAACCTTACCTGACTTACCCCACTTGTAACCACCTGGAACTTTATTAATAGGCATTAGTCGTCGTCCTCTGACATATCCATGTGGCTTGGGCAGTCCCAACCTTGGCATGCAGCTTCTTGAGAACACATAAACTTGAACTTCATACAAGCACCCATACCAGGTTCTGCTTTCAAAGCTTTCAGTGTACGAGCTTTGTTGTTAAAGTATTCACAGTTAGCACACGTCTTAAGTTTCGCTACGTCTGCAGGTTTATCCCAAGCTTTACCTAGTTCCTCTGCAGTAGCACCATACATCCAGTACTCTTCTGCTCTCTTCTTATTCTTTTCTGAGACCTCTGGGATTTCTCCACCGATCATCAAACCTAGTTCCATCATTACGCATTTTCTCCTAGTTTAAAACAAGCTGGTCTAGCGTAGATGTTCTGCATAAGTAACACAGTAGCATAACCACGTGCATCTTCTAGACATTCTTCTTCGCTGGTGTGCATCACAGAAGTGTTACCTGAAAGTACACAAGAGTTTAGGTCAGAAGGGACAGTACAGAAGAATACAACAGCAAACCACATCACCACTTTTCCCTATTAGCCCAGTAAGCCGCACTCGTCTTACCTTTTGCGATGTTCTTTGCGTGTCTTGCTTTAAAGCTTGCACGTTTCTTCTTCATGGCCTCAGACTCACCAGCTTTGGGTTTACCAGCTGTTTTAGCACCCTGCTCCCCAAAGCGAATCATCTTAATAGTATCACCTTCCTTGACAAGTACTACGTGTGATTTAGTAGGGTGATCTGGTGTACGTTTGGGTTTGTTATAACCACTGAATGTTTCACCACGATATTTAATAGACATCACTGTCTCCTCTTGAACGGGGCTGTAACCGCCTCCAGTAAGGCTCTTCCCATCTGACTAGGTGTAGGTAGTAGC